ACCGTGGGCGAGCGGAGTCTGAGTCGTTGTGGGACCCACTTATGAATGAAGTTCTATGGGTGATTTCAAGTATATGGAGGAAATTGTGGATGAGAAAAATGAATCATGTTTGTTTTTCAAATTATTTTACATAACAGTCTCCTAATAATAATCAAAATGCAAAAATATTACTAACAAAACTAGATTATTATATTACTATCAATAATTACTGGTTCGTTTACTTCCATTACCATGATATCTGGGTTTTCCATAATAATAATATCCACCACATGTATGATGTCTTCCTCTAATATTTCCTCTGCTTTTGAACCCCAGTAATGAAATTTGAAGGTTGATGTGATCTCTCCTTCTACACCGGTGAAGTCGAACGGAATGTGTAATTGCTGGTATGCGTAGTCGACGATGAATGCCTTTGTGATATGGCTGGACCATTTTGCTGAACTGATGTACTTATGGACCGATGCCCTTTGTTGTTGCTTGTCCCTCACATCTTCTCGTATGACTATCCCCTCCCTGGTTCTGCTGAACCTTGTCATCTCGATTGTGCGTGTAATGTATATGTTGGAAGGGAGTCCATAGTTGGAATGTCAAGATATTTTTATGGTATGTGTGGGTGAAATGGATAGCTATTTACATACAATGGGCGGAGCATCATTTCATAAAACTCCATCGTGATCCAAAGAAAAGTCATGAGAAATTCCGTTACTGAGCTCAGAAATACGGGACCGACGCAAATTTCAGCGAACAAACTAGCATCTTCAAGTAAACTCACCCGATGAGACAATCGAAAGAGGAAATTGAGGACAAATGCAGCCAGAAGGAAAGAATATCTATATAAGCTCAGAAAACAGAAAAGGGAGCGCAGCGATAAAAACATGCGGCGAGAAAGAAATGACAAGATCCAAAAAAAAATAAATTCAGAAAGAAATGAAGACGGAATAATCCGACGTCAAAACGAAGCCGTTCTGAGGAGGAAGAGGAAAGAGAACGTTCAATTTACATTCTTTACCCTTTAATGGGTGGTAAATGGTAAATAGTAAATGCGTGGGTAAACTGGACAGACACGGATAGGTAAATGAGACGCCGATAGGTAAATGAGACACCGATATAACGGTACTCAACTGGCACCTCTGGAGTTTTATAAACTGCTTGTTTACCACTTTGCCCCCACTTCTAAGTTATCTCGCGTCGTGGTAGTGCGCTTAAAAAGTTATCTTCTCTCTATCACGTTGCGATAAAAACCTCATTTCGCGATGATCGGACTCGAATTCTTCGGCACGCGCGGCGGTGTGTACCCCTGGGAGGGTAGTAACCTCTACGCTACGCAGCAGCCTTAGCTACGCCGGAGCTTAGCTCGCCCACGTTCTAATATT